TAATTCAAGTCAACGAGATAAAGCTTAGGTTTAAGGCGGCTCCAGGCACAGTAAACGTCTTTACACCAGGTGTCAAGTGTTCGAACGAGACATATTCATCAATCATAGCCAATCGCGATCCAAGCTTTAGACCGTATGAGGTGGACAGCGCGATCAACATGTTCAAGGACCTTTCCTTCTTTACCAACCAGATATATGGTCACCAGGTCGTTTACTTTAGGACCCTACCTGAATCCGATAGTGGAGATTATGTTTTCAAGGAATGGACTCTATACAAGAACGTGGATCGTAAGTGTGTAAAAGTAGTCGTTCCAAACAACGCTTTTCCTGAAAACACTCCAAAGTTTACTGAATTCGGTATGGATTTCCAGTTACCTTTTGAGATTCATATCGATCACAAGTACTTTCAATCAATATTCGGTTCCTGTTCTGAGCCAAGAAAGAGAGACTTTCTCTACTTTCCTTTGGTAAACCGTATGTATGAGATACAGGGTTCTTATTTGAGCCGCGGGTTCATGATGGAACCTATCTTTTGGAAGGTTCAGCTCAAAAAGTTCAGTCCAAACATCGACATGCTGCTTACGGATACGAGCAGAAGCTTCTTAGACAACGTCATCGTAAATGCCGAACAGCTTTTTGGCGAAGAAGTAGAGAAAGACATCAAGGACGGCACTATGCCAGAACAGTATCAAAAGATAACGACTACTTTTGATTCTTCTAGAAAAGCAATCCATCCAGACGTGATACAAAGACCTCTAAAATACACCTTTAATTTTGCTCCTCTAATCGAAAACTATTATGACTTGGGTGGAGTTCCTGCAAACGATATAGTTGCCGAGCTTCTATCGGAGTCACCAGTATTAAGAACAACTCAATCCGTCGAAACACTAGCCAACCTAGACAGCCCAGCTAACCCTTCAAACGATGTGATAATCGCATATGAAGGCAGCCAGCTCTATGTTACTTGGAGAAACGGTGGACTCTTGACTAACGATAAGAACATTAAGAACACGAGCTTTAGGTACTGTAGGGTAAGAGGACCATTTGACACGATTCCTAATCATGAAGGAGTTTCTGAGCAAGGTAGATACATTAGGGTTGAGGCGTATAGAGACCTAAGTTTCAAGGATCAACGAGACATCTTAACGGACACTGTTTCTGGAAAGACTATCGCAACCTTCAAGGTAAGGGAACCAGCAATAGTCTATAACTCTACCCCTAAGTTCAATAACACTACGAATAGAAACTTAAGCTTCACTTGCTTATTTAACGTCCCTAGTTCAGGTGGACCCATAAACTTTATCGATGGCTTCGACAGCGAAAGCCAGTCCGGAATCCAGATCACCGGTAACTTTACTAGATACATTGGTAACGAACCTGAAGGTTTGTTGAACCTTACGGTAAAAGTAAACTCACAGATCAAGAACTACTCCATTGCTAACTTCGTCAGCTCACAATGGCATGCGATAGTTGTTTCAATCTCTAACGAGTTCTTACAGTGTGGAGCATACGTCTACAAGATAAACGAGGACCCTAGCGACATCATAAATCACAACGATTTTGTTCCTATCTTACAGAGTACATCGTCCTTCACGCTCACCCAGTTTGAGATAGATCAGAATTACATTCTACCTAACTCTAACCTGTGGATAACCAACATAAGGGTATTTAACACGATGTTGAAGGAGGAAGAACACGATTTCATCTTAAGTCAACAGTTCCTTAAGGACGAGTCGATGCTAGCCCTTATCGATAACTGTAGAGTTCAGACCAATCTACCATACATCGCCAAAAACAGATAATAAGAATGCAAAGAAGCAACAACGAAAATATCAAGAATGCCAACACTCAGGACGTGTTCCTAAGAAACGCAACTCTTTCTCTATTGGACTTACTCAATCGCGAGATAATCATTTACCTAAAGCGAGGAGACAAGGTAGAGGAGCATTCAGTTCCCATCTTTTACAACTTTGGTGGGGATGAAGGCTTTATGAAAGATTTCTTTTTAGAGCTGCCTACCGATTGTAACTATCCCAACTTTGCTGAGGGTAACTACGAACAGATGCCTCGTGGAGTCATTACCTTAGACTCCTTTCAAGTAAAGACTGGCGACCTTACCAACAAGTTCGTTAGGGGTAGCTTTAACCAGGAGACCAGGGACGAGAACGATCAAAAGCAGACCAAGGCATACTCGTCTAGGCTTTTCGTTTTACCTCTAAGCCTTACTTATTCACTAAAGATTGAGAGTGATAACATCAACAAGACCTTTAAGATAATCGAAAGGATATTCGACTTCTATTACAAGAATCAGGTTAGATACTTCCAGTTTAGGGGTACCCGAATTCCCATGCAGATAACCTTTCCGGAAACTGCACAGTTTCAAAAGAGTTACAACTTTACTTACAGCGATGCAAACGTAGTCACAACTAGCCTAAGCCTTAATGTTGAGACTTATTTCCCTAGCTTCGACGATCACTCTACCTTCTACAAAGGAAACAGAATAGATCAGTTCAACTTGAGACAGGGACAGACACAGACTGGTTCTACGTTATCTGATTCGTGGGTAGACATTGACTTCCCACCCAGCGAATAAATAAAACTATATGGAAACTAGAATAGCAAGCTTTACTGAATACTTAGTCGAAAAGGAGATGTTTTCTGAGTCAATCCGGTATCACGTCTCAAACGACCTTTCGATACTTGAATCGATCTATCGACCTGGTAGCACAGCCCACCTAGATATCCTGGTTGAGGCACGGCTTGCCTTTGATTCTGGAAAAATGAGGTTTAGTGGAATAGATCAAAAGCTTCTTTCTGAGACCGAACTCGGGTCGGTCGGTTTCTATAGGGGACGACAGGTTATATTAGACCTTCCGCTTGAAGAACTAGAATTAAACGAGGAGAAAAAACCTCGTCTAAACTATCCAAAAAGAGGAGGCACCAAAAAGTACCACGTTTACGTTAGAAATCCCAAGACAGGTAGGATAATGAAGATTGCATTTGGCGACGTACATGGCGGACTTACTGCCAAGGTATCTAATCCCAAGGCAAGAAAGAGTTTTGCCGCCCGTCATAATTGTGCCGAGAAAAAAGACAGGACTAAGGCTGGCTATTGGGCTTGCCGAATAAACAGATATGCCCATCTTTGGGGAGGAAAAACTTATCCTGGATACTGGTGATGATTTATACTGACCTCGAAATAGAAAACGACACCCTGATTCGAACCTTTGACGAATCGATAGATCCGATAGAGCTAAAGTGGCATAGGGACGATGAGGATAGGACGGTCGTTGCAATCGAACCTAGCGATTGGAAGATACAGCTAGAGAATCGTTTGCCTTTGGGTTTAGAGACTCCAATCTTTATCGAAAGAGGCGAGTGGCACAGACTGATAAAAGGAACCGGTAAACTTACCGTAAAAATAATAAAAAGCAGTAACTCATGAAAAACCTATTAAACTACAAACAATACTTGATACTTGAACAAGGTTCAGAATCTTGTCCGCTAGCTACTCGAGACCTAAAGGTAAATACTAGAAACCGCGACAAAGCAATTGGTGACCCGTCGCTTCCTCCCGAAGAAAACTTTATTAAATATGGGCCAGTGAACCTTACTGACGAGAACTATTGGGAAGAGTATGCTAAAAAATGGAATACTGAGCCAGAAGTTGCAAAGCAATCTAATTGCGGAAATTGTGTAGCATTTGATATTTCTCCAAGAATGCAAGAGTGTATGCCTGGAGAAGTTAGCGACCCGGATGGAAGACTTGGTTACTGTTGGATGCATCATTTTAAATGCCACTCTGCTCGTACTTGTTATACTTGGGCTGCAGGAGGACCGATTGAAGAAGATTCGGTTTCAGCAGATTGGCAAAGTAAAAATGGAGGAGAGATTAACGAAAAAAGAAAAACTAAAAACTCTCCAGACTGGCACGATTCCGATGCCCCAGACGCTAAGGGTAGATTCAAAAAGCTTGGAGTCAAGGCACTTGCTGCATGGTTGATTAGGACTAGAGGCGGAGACATGCGCAAGATAACAGGAAGCCTAAACCAACAGATAGTATTCAATCGTAACGACAATCCATCGTATGCTAAGAAGATGGAAAGCGTTAGAGAAGAGGTAAAGAGACAGCTCGGAAAAAATAAGAAGAAATAATGCTAATTTCATTTGATCAGTATTGCTTGTTAGAAAGCAAAAAACAAAAGGCTCACCCTAGACAGTACAAAGCTCCTGAGGGTAGTGCCAGAGACAAGAAGCTCGACAAGGCAAAGGATCTTCTAAAGTCCGGTAACAAGGAAGCTGCTTATGCGCTTCGCGACGAGATGGAAGAGAAGGAAAGAGGTCGTAAGGACTGGAAGAACACGCCCAGAAAAGACTCAAAAGTCAATGAGGCAAAGTCTTCTAAAAACCTAAGCAAAGAAACCTTAGCTAAGATCAGAAAGGTTGCAACCAAAAAAGGTTATTCTTTTGCCGACTTGAAAAGAGAATACATAAAAGGACTGGGCGCTTTCTATTCGTCTGGATCTAGGCCTGGAATGACCGCTCACCAGTGGGCAATGGCAAGAGTAAACTCAGCAAGTCCAAGCAAGCCTTGGGCAAACGTTAAAAAAGTAAAGAAGTAACTAGATGCTATTAAACGTAAGACAGAATGGATTCGTGCTCTCGTTTCCGCCAGATTTCTTTGCACCTGAGATCAAAGAAAAATACAAACAGTATTTTCAAAGCTTGATCCTGCCTTACGACACGATCGAAGAGTTCATGTCATCAACAGTCCAGTCCATAAACTGGCCAGGTTGGACCATGCAGACAGTCGCTCAGACTCGATTATTGGGTAAGCAGCAAGAATACAAGAGCTCAAAACAAGTAATAGATCAATTCTCTAGAGAGTTTACGATAACCTTTAAGATGACAGACGCTTACCTTAACTACTTCATCTTTTTAGAAAATGGTCTTAAGTACCTAGACTTCCAAACAAAGGAGAGAACCTTTTCTCCAATGAGGCTTTCTCTGCTAGATAACGAAGGTTATTTGGTCTCATCCATCATATTCAAGAATCCTATCTTGACTTCACAGGACGGTTTTAACCTGTCTTACAGCACAAACACACCAGACTTTAAGACCTTTACTGCAAAGTTCTCTTACTTTACCTTTGACATAGAACTGGATTTCGACTAGACTTGAATAAAACCTATTCCTCCATAGTGACCTCCAAAATCTGGTCTCGTCTCTAAGTATTCTATTTTCTCTCCTTCAAGCTCTACCCAAAGCTGGTCTACTCGACAGTTTGCGTTTCTATGGAACTCAGTATCCTTTATGTCGTGGAATCCGATCCATCCTCCAGGCTTAACGTATTGTTTGTAGTGTTCAAAGTCGTCTTTTACGCCCTCATAGGTGTGATCTCCGTCTATGAATAAGAAGTCTAATTTTTGATCACCGATGATCCCTGCGATCCTCTCTTTGGCTTCTAGTGAATGTGAATCTCCATGAATCATGTGAACGTTTGAACCCAATGACTTAAGGTATTCATCTCGTCTTATTACGTCGTAATCGTCTCTTCCAAATTGTCCGTGCGGCAAGTCTAAAGATATTCTAAGCCCGTCTTCTTTAGCAACCTTGCTCCAAATAGCAAAGGTTCCTCCCTGATCCGTACCTATCTCCATAAAGTTCTTTATCTCAAGGGAACGAATGAATTTAGCTGCGTTAATTATCTCCTTGTGGTTCTGAACCATTCCCATCTGATATGATTCTTGAACGATTGTTTCAGTCGTCTTGGTCGACTTACCAAGCACAAAGTATTTTTCTATCTCAAGCGTGACATCGGACCCAGTTATTGAACGCGTACACTCAAACTGTTTAAGCGTGCCCTTATGTTTTGGACACCAGTTCCAGTCTCCCGGATCGAGCCTGCTCCAGTTAAAGCAACCGTTACATACGCCTCCTTTAAATATTCTAATGACTGAATCGTCTTCTACTTCAGTGACTGGCCAGCTGAATCCTCCAACTATCGTTGTTGGTGCACCTACTGTCCACGACAACCAGCTGAGTCCTGAACTTAGACCTACGAACATCTCACAGTGTTTTAGGTGAAGCATCGCGTTCTCTAGTGAATGTTCTCCAACCTTTTGAGTTATTCCACTCGGGTAGTGATTTCCCATATAGCCGTCTCCTTCGTGACTTAAGACTACAACCTTCCATCCCTTGCCTAAGAAATAGTCGGTTACTTCTTGCCATCCCTCAGAGTTGTTCCAATACTTTGCCTGAGCGGTCGAGTGTATTCCCAAACAAACGTATGGAGTGTCATAAGGCGAAGGTCCGTCTGGAACGTTGAGTCGAGATCTTAGATTGAAATGCTCTATTCCTAGAATATCGGTCGTTGTTGCCTGCATAGGAATCTTTCTAAAGTCCCTAGGGTGGTGATCCATGTTAGGTTCGTTGTCTTCGCCATAATACCAACCGATTTGATATGCAGCATACAGTCCAGGAACAGATTGTCCAGGTTCAGCGAATTCTAATTCAGGATAAAGGTCACGATAAAGATTGTTCTTAAACGTAGAGACTATGACGTCGCAACCGTATTGTTTCTTGAATTCAGCAATATGAGGAAACCATGCCAACGTGTCTCCTAATGCCGACGAGTCAATTGAAACAAAGACTCTTTTACCTCTTATATCAAATACGTCTTCCCAGACTTTTCCGGTCGCTTTGCTAGTTACCCTAATGATCCAGTTTACCAAGTATCTACGATTACATCTTACCCAATGGTTTGTTCGTATGACAGATTCAAAAACTGTCTCGTTTCTTTTTGAGTCTATGAATTCGACTAGGTATTCGTCTTCGCCTTCTCCAAGTATCTCGGCATATGGTCCATTGATATAATGGGTCCTAACAATCGGTTCCACTGGGCTAGAGTCTAACTGCTTCACTATGCTAGGATCAGATATCGAACATGATGCCATTTTTCCAAGGTCATCAAAGTTCTTTTCTATTCCTAGTTCTAAGATCTTAACAGTTATTCCGTTTCTCAACACTTCGTCCGGGATAGAAACGAAAACAATTCCTCCGTTTTCT